CGGCACGAGTACTCGAAGGTTCGTATAACCTGGTACGAAGAGGGACCTTACAATCCATGTTGGTAAGGGGGAATAGATTGCGTTCATAGGTGGGTACAATGACCTTATTGAAACGGGTAGTAGCTTGGGGACGAAGTTGATCGGATGTTTCGATATATTCTGCTGGAGAACCCTTACCAGCCTTGTACGGAGCAGTTCCATAAAGCATGGTATTGGGGCGAGAACCATAATTTAATTGACTGGGCTGAGGGTAAACGAATACCTCATCAGTCGCTTTTACACTTGGAAGGGCACCAGCGTTTTCAACAATTGAGAGACCAGGTTGGAGTTGATATGCCATTTATTATTACACGAGAATATTAATCTAACTATAGGTTCCGCCACCACCTCGCACACGACCACCACCTCGGGGACCTCTGATATCCCCATCACCACCAAGACCAGCGAAAGCCTCTAATTGAACACCACGCGCGTCAGGATTACAGTACTTGGAATCACTTTTGCACATGGGTCCATTCTTTGGTCCATATAACCACTCAGCAAATTGCGTTTGATCGCCTGGTATTTGACTCACAGGGTTCGTGACAAATTGCCTTTCTATAGCATTCTTCTGAAATTTGGGTAACGATGACCGAGAACGCCCTGAATCAAATGGAACACCTTGTGTAACAAATTCGTTAGGTTGGGAGTAATAACACGCCTCTAAACGATTGGGTGCGTCACTGTAATCGGTCATGAGCACGTTAGCCATGGGATTATTACGAGTTGGTTCCTGACAATCGGAACTCCTCTTCAATGAATGATTAAATGTTTCCTTCACCATGTTCGTCTTGTACAAAACAAAAATGACAGTGAGAACAGTCAACGCTAAGACATAGATCCTGGGATCGCGACGAATTAGAAATACGACGGTAGCAATATAAATTATAAATCTTGAAGCTGCGTTAATTCGATCTTCTGGTGTTTGTTCACTCGTTGGCCAAAATTGGGAAATTTGGTCACGCCGGATGAGCTGCTTAGGATCGTCGAACCAGGCCTTCATTTAATATACATTAAGGTTTATTTTTTCAGAAGACCCTGACCAGAGTCACCCATGCCACCCATCATACCACCAATCATTTTCATCAAGGCATCCTGATCAACATCACCATCTCCACTTTCGAGTTTATCTGCGCAATCCTTAGCCAGTCCCTCAATCATAGATAGTGTCTCGGCGGGGATAGAAATGATAGTGGTACCGAGCATGTATAGTGTCTGGAGATACTGCCATGTGGCTTCCTTTGTGTTTGGAGACAACTTGGACCAATACGACTTCACATCAAGCTCCTTGAGAAAATCGATATTTTCAATCTCCTTTAGGATAAACTGCTCATTCTTATCGGAGATATGCCCGGCGTAAGGGGTTACACCACTCATAAACCCATCCACGACGAGACGGGGGTTGGTAGTCTTCAAAAGATCGAACGACGTCAACATCTTCTTAATGCCTTTTTCCTCTGGAAGAGTCTTGTGCAATTCCACAAGAAATTGACCCATCATATCGTTGAACGCAGTAACGGATGCCATTTTCTTATTATAAACCTGTAATCTTTAAGTTTCAGAAAGGGTCTGTAGATATAGACTCCTTTTTACCTACACCATTAGAGATTATGAAAAATACGAGTATCGCATTTAATACGGCAGGTTTAGTGTATTTATTCAATTCTAATTTACCTTCATTATTGAGATGTGCTTTGAGGTGAATATACCCAGCAGTAATTAAACCCGCGATAAGAGCTGCACTGAGTGGGTCACGGAAATGTTCTGACAATGACTCCATTTAATTATAGGCAAGTTTTTTTGTACGCTGCTCTGGTGCGTCACCAAATAAAACACCTTCATCTTCACCCTGGGGTTGTGGTTGTGGCTCGGGCTCGGGCTCGGGCTCATCTTCGGGCTCGGGTTGCGTATGAACACCTGGAACAGTCTTGAACTCATTCGCGAGACCATGCATTTCCTCGAGTTCTTCCCCCTCGATTGGTGCAGTCTCCTGGGGGTTGACGGGTTCCTCTTCGATGGGCTCTTCTTCCATGGGGGTATCCAACTCATCAACCACATCGGGATCTATGGTATCTTCAATTTCACCGTCGAGATCGATATCCCTCGACTCCTGGGACATATAAGTTTGTAAAATTTGTTGAACGGGGATCAACTCTTTGACAGTGGTCTCAATGCCGGTACAAAAACGCATCGTCAAACTTTCGTCACGAGTGTATTCACTCTGTTCACTGTGGAAAATATAAGGGTCCTTGTACAAATCCTTGGCAATGTTATTGTAACATGTTTGAATGAAGACTTCATTCGTTGGTAATTTAAGTGAGATCTTCTTGTTATCCGCCTTGAGACGAACAGCTGAGAGAATCTTGGTGCACGCCACAAAGACGGCGGCTAAAAGGTCATTGAACCACGCACACCTATCAGCGATATTATCGGTGTGTTGTTTAGACATCGCGTTAGACCAATTGGGAACTTCCTTCAATAACTTCTGGAACATGATAAGAATCTTTCGACCCTTTGAAATCTTAACCGATTCCCTGTACATTTCATCAAAAACTTCAATCATAGGTGGGCACATGATGAGACATAACTGACCGAGGTATTCCTTTTTAGCCTCGACGAGTACGTTCAGATTGTCCATTTATGATTAATAGGGTTTTTAAAAAGCTTATTTCCTACGCAGCTCCCCTGTACTTGTTCGCTATCTTCTTAAGATTCATGAGATTTGGAAATCCTGAATCGTCATCGTCATCATGGTCATTCATTTCCTTTGCCCTCCTTGGTTTAGGCCATGCGACGTATAAATCAAAGTCACTCATAAACTCTACGGTAAAACCACCCCGTATAAACTGCCTAGCTACATAACGACACGCAGATGGTCTATCGAATACAGGGTATCCTATTAAAAATAGGGGAACGGTTAAAAACACCTGTTTATGACCAAATTCCACTGACTGTTTTATCTTGGAAGAAAACTGTTCGTAAATTTTGGTATAGATTTCCTTTTTAATCAGTTTTTTCTTTTCATCAATTTTCAGAATATCATTGATGTTGATCATTATAGTTACATCAACTTATTTTTAGCCTCTTCAAACTCACCCATGGTAGGAGTGGCAGCCTCCTTGACCAGCTCGAATTTAAGAAATTCCTTACCTGGTGCTCCATCGGTGAAAGCCTTTACGTTGCCGGGTTGTTCAATGTCAATCGGCTGGGTACGAAGAGATACGAGTTTCGTTGTATCACCCTTCACCTCGAATGAGGCTACTACCGAGAACCCATAGGAAAATCCACCCTTTTTCATGACCATGAACACACATTCGTAAATATCGTTTTCCTTACCAGCATGTTTCTTAATTTTAGCAGTTTCTATGATGTATGTGGGTGCACCGATGCGCTTGGAAATCTCAGTGTTTGCTTGAATGGTGAATGTTTCCATCATATCATGATTCACAGAAGCCTCAACCTCCTTGTAACCGGATAGGTTTGGTCTGGGGTCGTTGAGCCGTATGTAGTCTACAGGTTTGCTGTATCCTGAAAGTCCGAAAATCTCAGTGAATGATTCACGCCTGGTCAATAAAATCACCAAGACGAGAAGGGCCAAAAGTATATATACCTTCATCTTTACTATAGTGCGTTAATATTTTTTTACTAAATACCGTATAAATATTAGATGTCGCTACTTATCTACAGTCCAAGGTGTAAACACTCAATGGATATTATCGAGTATATCAAAAGTCAGGCGCAATTGAAACAGCTCGTACAATTCCATAATGTGAATACACAGGGGATACCTAGGAACTATCAAAATAAGATCAATCGTGTTCCCACGATGCTGACTAAAAATGGAAAGATTCTTGTGGGGAACGAAATAAAGAACTGGTTAGACTCACTCCTACCAAAGAAGGAAATTGAGCATGGAGGTTTTGGGGGTGCTTATTCTATGACCAGTCTAGATGGTAACGAGAAGGATGCGGATATGTTTTATTTAGACAACTATGGACAATCTCTCCAACCTGCGATGACTAAAGAACTAGAGGAAAAAATAAGTAGAGATGTGTCTAAGGGTATGGCATATAGTGATTTAAAGATGTGATACTCCACATGTGTAGACATGAAATTAGTTTCGATACAGGCTTCCGCCTTTAAGTCAACTTTCGAAGTGTTAAAGGATATACTCAACGATGTGAATATTTACTTTAGACCACAAGGTATGTATATTGTTACACTCGATACCGCTCGAACGTCTCTCATAGACATGTTCTTAGCGTCTGACAACTTTGAGGAATATCAATGTGATCAGGAAGAGATTATAGCTGGTATCAACATTTCAAATACGTTCAAGTTACTCAAAACAATCACAAACAATGATGTTCTTCAAATTGAAATTACATCGAAAGAATACATGGATATCACGATCACGAGTGAATCAAAGAAGACGAGTTCGAAGTTTCAGCTTAAATTACTGGACATTAATGAAAGTCGGATAGAAGTTCCCGAAGTTGAAATGTCCACCGTGACCATTCTACCTTCATCAGACTTTCAGAGACTGTGTCGTGACATGTACAATCTTGGTCCAGAGATTGGTATTACCCGTGACGGTAAACAGCTTAAGCTCAGATGTGATGGTGACTTTGCGAATCAAGAGACGCGTATAGAATGTCCCGAAGAAAGTCCATGTATTACAGGTTTATACAGTCTAAAATATTTGAATATCTTTACAAAGGCGACGAGTATGTGTGCGTCTGTGCAAATTATACAAGAAACTGGAAACAGGTTTTTGATTTTAAAGTATAACGTCGCAAACTTGGGCGAGCTTAAATTTTACTTGGCAACTAAGGTATCCGAAGATCTGTTGTAAAGTTATCGAGTGTAGATACAATTTTTGACATACCAAATGAATTTTTTATAATAATTTTAGGTAAATACTCCTTCAAGTATGATCGTTCATAATATAAAAATTGATCGATCGGAACTTTTTGGGTATGGAAATCGCAACGAGGACCCGTATATCGTTTCACCTTTTCAGTAATATCTCTTATAGGTTTATCATCATGATCGACTAACCAGGCACTACTCAAAGGAATACTAAAATGCATACTTGTATCTTCATTTACACCCGGCATGAAATTTATATCATTTGATACAGCGGTGTACATCTTACCATTGAAGTAATATTTCACTCGTAGAATAATATACTTGACATTCTGTGGGACACATGTGTGTATAATGTCTTTGTCGGTAACATCCGTGTAATACTCGGTTAATATATCATCTTCCCAGTCTTTACTTTCATGTTTCCAGAACTCATCTTCAGTCTTGTATTTTATGTCGGGATCAATTTCATATTCCAAAACTTTAGAAATGATGTGATAGTCTGGATATGTGGTTAATTTTTTATAAAAGTATAAAAG